ACGTATTAACGTAACAACGTAAGGGGATACTAACCATCACAACCCATAGATATTGTTGATCAATTATTCACACTCACATAATATTTTATACACACTTAAATATCACACATAAAATTTATCACACATAAAGAATTTTGATTATTGATTATTGATTTAAATAATTTAAAGTTTTGTAGCATCCTGTATTCTGCAACGTCTATGATTCTAGACGTTGCTATCAATGATTGGGAAGGAGTGTAACGACTGACCGAATAACGTATAGCTACAATTTAAATAATTTAAAATCAAAATACTTTGATCGCGGAATCTAAAATTTAAATTATTTAAAAACTATAAAACCCTTTCTCCAGTGAATGATTCTTTGTTGAATGTTTAGCTCGTTAACGAGCATAACTGTTACTGTAGTAAAAGTTTAAATAATTTAAAATAAAATATTTTTATTTATTTTTAAAAAAGACTTGACAAGCTTATTCCATTGTGATATACTCTGTTTCGTTGTAGAGAATAAACTTTTACTGGAGAACGAAATGGAATTCATAATTTTGGGAATGTTAGTTTATCTGGTGCTTGGATTGCGGGAGCAATACGTTTTGTGTCCGAATACAAAATATTCAATTGGGGAAGAAGTACAAACTTTAAATAATTTAAACTTTCAAAGTTGCGGAGTTGAAAATGCTGAATCAGGAATCATTGGAACAAATCAAATCAGAGGAACAGAATCTTGTGAAGAACAACCAGTTCAAGATTCTACTCGCTTCCTCCATCGTCCAGGGTGAATGTACAACTGTCGATGAAATCTGTAATCAGTTTGGTTTGACATTTGAAACAGCACTCGCGCTAACCACAGACGCTAATTTCGGGACGATGCTTACGAAGTTTACGAAAGCGAAAGCATCAATCGCTTTCTCCAGTGAGGGAACAAATCGTTTGATCGGGATGATGGGAAACGATGATCCAAAGATTCGATTGAGTGCAATCAAAATGTTGGGAGAGTTAGCAGGAACGTTGAAGAACAAACAGGGAGACGTGAATGTGAATGTGAATCTTGAGCAAATGGTGAAACAGAACGAAACTAAAAACATTACTCCAGTGGAGAATGTGATTCGTGAAGCAAAACAGAATATCGTGATTGATTTGGAGAACGAATAGCGCGGAGATCAAAACTTTAAATAATTTAAACTTATGGCGAAGGAACTATCACAAATCACCGATTCAGACATTGCAGAGAACTTCGAGAAGATTCGTAAGAATTACTCGTTGTATGCAAAACTGAATTTGAAAATCAAAGACAAACAGGGTGAAGTTGTTCCATTTGTGTTCAACAGGGTGCAGAGGATTTTATGGAATACGTTTCTCCAGGACAGGAACAGCGGGAAACTCTTTCGATGGTACATCGTGAAGAGCCGCCAGCTTGGCTCAACAACTTGGGTGCTTGGACTGCTTTACTGGCTGACAACCACAAGTTCAACGAAAAATGCTCTAGTCGTGGCTCATCAGGAAGGTGCAGCATTTGCTATGGGAGAGAAAGTTCAATCAATGCACCTCAAGACCAGACCAATCTTGAGGCCATCAACGAGGAAAATGAATCGTGCTGAAATACACTTTGCCAACAGTCTCGAAACAGCGGAAAAGACTGGCGATATTGGTCTTGATTCACACATCGATGTGGCTACCGCTGACAGCAAGGCACTCGGAAGGTCATACACCTATCAGTATGCTTTGCTTACAGAGTTTGGTATTTGGCCAGAACTTGGTATCGATGTTGCAGACCGGATGGGAGCACTCAACGCTGCAATCCCAAAACTCCCAGAATCCGTAATCATCATCGAGACAACCGCGAAAGGTGACAACTATGCGAAAGATGTTTGGGATGATCCGGACAACGGTTATCGTAAAATTTTTATCTCTTGGCTTGCTGACGACGAATATCGTCACGAATTGGCTTTTGAGAATTACTTCGAGTTATCTGAAGACAGAGAACACAAATACGGTGATGAAGTCGAAGAAAGCGAAAACATTAAACTTGAACTCGCAAAGTGGTATCCTGATGAGTCCAAATCTGTTCTATGGCTGGAACACGAATGTATGTGCAGACTTAGTTGGAGAAGGACGACTATCGATTCTGACTTCAACGGGGATCGTTACAAGTTCAAACAGGAATATCCGACTACCGTTCAGGACGCATTTACATCGAGCGCAGATGGAGTATTTAAATATCAGCGATTAGCGGAAATGGAATCTGAAATAACTTTAAATAATTTAAACTTTAACAGATTCAGGTATCAACACGACAAAGAAGAGAAGCGACTTGACAGGAAATTTTATGCAGCGAAGCACGGTCATTTACACGTCTATGAAAACCCTGTCGCTGGAGCGACGTATGTCATTGGAGGGGATGCTGCACAAGGCATACAGAACGGGGATGATTCAAGCTTGGTCGTTCTTAGGCTTCCTTCACTCGTGGAAGTTGCGTGCTTTTCAGACATCATCATCCCGGATGAGTTCGCAGGTATCGCGAATTATCTTGGAATGTTGTATAACAAAGCATTGGTCGGTATCGAAGTCAACGACAAAGGTGGATATTCAGCGGTTGAAAAACTACAGAATGAATACTTCTATCCCAATTTATATTATTACTCGAATCCTCTTGACAGAGCAAGAGTAGGTGTGGTACGATATGGATGGGTTACAAATGCAATCACACGTGGAATTATGATCTCAGATCTTTCTGAACTAATTGATAACAACCACATTCACATAAACTCTAAAGAGATTATCAAGCAATTGAAAACATTTGTCAAAGGCAAGGATGGAAAAATTGCTGCTGCACCAGGGAAGCATGATGATCTAGTAATGGCATTGATGATCGCTGTTCAGATGGGAAGAAATATACATCTCCAGAAACGTATGGAAGTTACTAAAGCACCAAAGAATTCTCCAGATTATCTCATCAAGCAAATTGAGAAGAAACGTAGAGTGATGGGTGGAGCGTATCGTTAAACTTTAAATAATTTAAACTTATGTCTAACAAATATCTCAATGTAAAACCTGCACTTCCTCAAGGAGTTTCTCCAGTTAACGCAAATGTTAAACTAGATCAAGCTATTTTGGAAGCTGGAAAGACTGACGAAGGCTGGAGGTTTTGGAGAAATCGTATTACTCAAACTCTGTTATGGCTGGAGAGACGATACTGGAATGGACATATTCAGTGGAGAAAAGCATACGATATTTTCAAAGGCGATCACTGGAGTGATAAATACTTCATTGATGAGAATTCATCTAATCCACAAGATCGAATCACAGTTAACTTAACTGGTTCAGCTTGTAGGAATATGGTCCCTTTTCTCATCAATGGTAAACCAAAGTTTCAAGGTAAAGCACGTAGACCACAAGGTAATGTGTCTGCAATGTTACAGACTGAAATTCTTAACTACACCTTTGAAGTAAAGGAGATGTTGGTTGAAATCACTGCTGCTGTACAGGATTGTGTCATTATTGGACACGGAGTCATTAAGACTGGTTTCGTTCTTGATGCTGATATACCGGATGATCGCAAAGAGGGTACAATAAACTATAACGATTACATTACAAAAGAAGAACCTTACATCAAAAGATTGAATCCAATATTCTTCTTTTTTGATCCTACAGCAAATAGTTTATCTACTGCACAGTGGTGTTGTGAGATATTTCAGAATACTTGGAATGATGTTGTTGCAAATCCTAGATACAAGAAAAGTGTTCTCAATAAAATTAAGAAAGGTGAACTAAACGTAGTCAAAAGAACTGCGTCAATCTTCACAACCGAACGAGAAACATACGACAATATGTCGTTTCTTGATGCATTTGATTATGCTGAAAACAATATTGTAACTTTGTATGAAATTTGGGATAAAAAATTTAGAAAAGTTTATGTATTTGCTGAAGGATGTGATGAACCTTTACTAGAAAAAGATTGGCCATACGACTATCTCAAAGGATTTCCTTATGAGATTGTACAGTTTATTGACGTTCCAAACGAACCTTATGGTGTTGGTCTACCGTTTGCTGTTAAAGATCAACAGTATGAACTTAACAGAATTAGGACGTCAATCTTTGAACACAGACGTAGGTTTAATAGGAAATATGAAGCACAAGTAAATGCTGCTGATGAAGATGAACTTGATAAGTTGACTGATGGTGAAGATGGAACTGTGATTATGGTCAAGCAAATTGGCTTAATCAAACCAATTGAAGATGCAAATCTTACGATGGATACTTGGAGGACAGAGGAAGTAATCAAAGCTGATATACAAGAATTGACTGGACAGGATGCTTTGTTACGTGGTGGTGCTTTACCTTCACGCACAACTAGTGGAGAAGTGAGCACAAGAGCCAATGTTTTCAGACTTAAGCTCGAAACAGTAATCGATAATGTCGATAGATTTATTCTTAATGTAGGAAAACAGGTTCTTGCTCATATTCAGGCGAATTACATTACTGATAAAGTTGTTAGAATTGTAGGAGAGCAGGGAGAGTATTGGGTAAAATATACACCAGAAGACATCAAAGAAGAGATTGATGTTACAATGTCAACGGTATCTGCACCTAAAATTGATGAAGCAACTGAACGTCAACAACGTATTCAGTTGTTTCAGCAAGGATTGCAGGCAATGCCATTGATTCAACAAGGAATGCTTTCGATTAACTTGGATGAAATGTTTAGATGGGTATTGGATTCATTTGGAGAGAAGGATCTAGGTAGATTCTTTAAACCTATGCTGACTCCTCTAGCACCATTACAGGAGACTCCAGTTAATCCAATTTTAAATAATTTAAATCCGAATAGTGCTGCACCAAGTGAATCTTTAAACCCTGCGCCAAACACTCCAGGACAGCCTATGAGTGCTCAGGATATACAAGCACAAATAGGTAGAGCTACAATTACTAACGCTAATAACTTACAAACAGGATAACATAAGGAGCAATGTTATATGGAAAGTCACGTTGCATTTACTAATTTTTATAACTCACTTGACATTGTAGCTGAAGTAGTGTATGATAACCAAGTTGAGAAAGGATTTCACGATAGTCATATAATTCCATCAATTGTACGTGGTGGAGAAGCAGAAAAAGAACTTGATCAACTTGAGATTACTAAACGCTTAGCTTTATGTATTTGTGAGATAAGTGAAGGAATTGAAGCTGTGAGAAAGAATATCTTAGTATCGGAACATATTCCTGAGTTTTGTGGATTGGAAGAAGAATTAGCTGACACTGTTATTCGTATTCTTGATCTTTCAGGTCAATTAAAACTTAGACTTGCAGAAGCAATTAAAGCTAAACTCAGTTATAATAAAACTCGTGGATATAAACACGGAAAGAACTTTTAAATAATTTAAACTTTAGGAGCGAAGTTATGGATATTAACGCAATAATTATGGCTTGGATGTTGTCTATGAATATTCTTATGTCACAAGGAAATTCATACGACTATACTACTAA